CTCTAGTTAGTGATTATGAAACTAGTGGTAATTTGGATACTACTGCTGGTAAAATAACAATTACACTTGACAGAAAATACACAAATTTTAATACTAAAGATACATCATTTGTATTCATGTTTAAAGTTAAGAGTCCAGCAACAGCATTTACAGATTCTATAACTTATGATAAGACAGGAACATTTAGTGTAGTAACAGATTCTGATGGCAAACCTTTAAATTATGATTTCAATCCTGTAAAGACATATTTGGATAGAACAACCTCATTATTGCACAAAAATGAATTTGAATTATTTACTATCAACTCTGCAAGATTTGCAACTGCAGATTATGCATCATATGATGGTTCATTAAAGACACAGAAAACAAATTATGATCAACACTCAGTACCAATGAGAGGTCTTCAATATGCATATTATAAGAGAGATCCAAGTAAAGACTTTGGTATAATCTCTGAAGTAGATGATTACCCAATCATAAGAACAATAAGAAAGAATGATGGAAAGTTCTATGTACAAATTCTTGCTGGAGCATTCCCATATTATCATCCTCTTGTACATGAACCACTTTTATATCACTTAGGATATAAGGATTATGGATTGGTTTGGAGAAATAGGATCTGTAATAGAACTTCTAATTGGTATAATTACCTCGCAACCACAAAGTGGACATGCTATGTAAAGCATACTCAATTTGGTACTAATATTCAGGGTTGGACAAGAGTAAACGAAACAAGCGAAGCAGGAACTGGTTCTGCAGGAAAGAAAACAATTATAATTGGACAAAATCCAAGGACTGCTGAAATAGCAGCACCAAATGTACCACAACAACCACCATTAACACCGGACGATAGAGACACTGGTGGCAGAGGTGAAACACAAGCACTTTAAAATAGGATCAAACAATGACAACATCCCCATTTAATTCAAAATACGGATTCGATTTAGGTGAAATAACCAATATAGAATTTTCAGGAGTTTCTTCTACTAATGATCAGATATTGGTTTTAAAACCAGATGCTACTGGTAAATTTTACTTATATCCACAATCAATTTCATCGTTAGCAAATAGTTCAGTTGTTTATCCATCTTCTGGTAGTTCTTATTTACAAAAACAAGTATTCACTGCTACAATGAATCCAACTACAACATTCACCAATTTAACATCATTTACATTTGATATTGGTAGCAAACAAAAATTGTATCTGGTATCAAAAATAGATTTGATTGGTCAGGGATACTTTGGATCAACTTATAATTATTATCATTTTACAACTGGATATAATGTGATTTCTGATATAGATGGTAGTAATACTAATTTCACCTATAGACATATCCCTGGTCATTTTTCGCATATTTTTAATAAATCAGGATCAACAAATTCTGCAACAATTGTTTCAATTGGTCCAGACAAACAATTTCAAAATTTTACAAATTTAGCACCATCATTTGAACTCTCTCTCCAACCAAAATTTTCAACAATTACAACACCATTAGATACGACTATAATACAAAAATATCCAATCGTAAAAGCCAGTATAAATAGTAGTACACAGGGAAGTCAAGATGATAAATTAGTCTTGACAATCCAAGCACAAAGTATACAATCAAATGAAAAGATTGATTGGTTTGGTTCAGTTGAATTTTTTGCATCTATAGTATAAGGAGATTAAAATGAAGGTTAAGTTACTTGAAATTTATAGTTCTGTTTCTGTGATGAATAAACTTTTAGACGCAGAATTACCTGCTTCTGTTGCTTTCCAACTCACAAAGCTTCTAAAGACCCTAAATGAAGAAATTAAGGTAATAGAAGATCAGCGAGTAAAGTTGGTTTCTAAGCACGGCGAAACCACCGAAAATCAAGGTGTAACCGTTTCAGAAGCAAATAAACAAGCATTCCTCAAGGAATTTGGTGAACTATTAGAGACTGAAATTGAACTAAATTGGACACCAGTACCAGTTTCTAAGTTCGATAGTGTCAATATGTCAGCAAATGATTTGTTAAAAATTGCTTTCTTATTCTCAGAATAAGACATTTCTTCAAAACTAAGAAGTCTCCTCTTTATAAATAACAGATAAAGAGGAGATTTTTTTATGGCTCAACCAGCCAGCAGAGAAGAATTAAAAGAATACTGTCTTAGAAAATTGGGTTATCCAGTTATTCAAATAAATGTCGATGATGCTCAATTAGAGGATCGTCTTGACGATGCTTTGCAATTCTTTGCAGAGTACCACTTTGATGGTGTGGAAAAGGTCTACATTCGCAAACAAATTGAACAAAAGGATGTAGATAATGGATATATTGATTTAAAATCACCAACTACTGCAAATCCAAATGCAACCATTCCAATTGTTGCAGCAGATGCAATAGATCCAGATGGTAGATCTATTATATCAGTAACCAAAGTATTCCAGTTGTTTGATACTCTTGGTGGTACTGGTATGTTCGACGCACGCTACCAGATCGCTTTAAACGACTTATACGGTCTTCGTACAAACACCTATAGTCAGTCTCTGATCACATATGCAATCACCAGAAGTCATATGCAGATGTTACAGGACTTATTGACTCCAGAGAAGACTCTAGAATTTAGTCGTGTTACAAATAGAATTTATGTAAATATGGATTGGAAGCAACAATCATATTTGGGTCAATATATTATGTTTGAAGCATATAAAATATTAGATCCAACTAAGTATACAGAAATCTATAACGATAAAACCCTGAAGCGTTATACAACCGCACTCATTAAGCAACAATGGGGATCAAATATGATGAAGTTTGGTGGTGTTGAACTACCCGGTGGAATTACGCTAAACGGTACAGAAGTATTCCAAGAAGGTACAGTAGAAGTAGAAAAACTAGAAAACGAAATGCAAAGCAAGTGGGAACTCCCACCAGAATTTTTCGTAGGTTAAAATGACAACAAATCCATATTTTAAACATCAAGGTTATAAACCAACTCAAAATCTGATAGAAGATCTATCGGAAGAAGCCATCAAGATGCATGGTATTGATGTTGTTTACATTGTAAAGACTACCGATAAGGTAGATACTTTATTTGGTGATAATCAACATGCCAAATTAAAGAATTCATTCTCTATTGAAATGTATCTAAAGAATGCAAAAGCATTTGAAGGTACAAGAGATATGATTAGTAAATTCGGTATGGAGGTAAATGATAATATTACTTTAGTAGTTTCAAAGAAACGATTCAGAGAAGAAGCATTTAAACTACCAGAAATTACTGGTCGTCTTTATCCGATGAACAGACCGATGGAAGGTGACATTATCTATTTTCCACTATCACCAACATCAGATAACTTATATGAAATTAAATTTGTTGATAACGATGACATGATGTATCAACAAGGAGATTACTATACTTTCCGCATCGATTGTGAACTATATAAGTACTCTATGGAGAATATCACTACAGGATTCAGTAAGATTGATGATATTCAATCCGAACTCATGGAGCAGATTACCACTGCACAAGATGGTACATATTTTATGGATAAGAAAGAAGTCAAGGATAATAGTCAAATACAAACAGAAGCATCTGATATTATTGACTTCACTACCAAAGACCCATTCTCGGAAGGTAATTATTAATGTTTAGTACTTTTTATCACGCAACAACAAGAAAATTAGTAACCGCTTTCGGTACTCTTTTCAATAACATTTATATTGAAAGAACCGATGAAGGTGTTACTAAAAAAATAAAAGTACCATTAATTTATTCTCCAAAGGAAAAATTTATTCATCGTTTAAATTTGGATATCGATAAGACCATGATTCAAACCGTTCTACCAAGAATGGGATTCTCAATCACTGGTATAAGTTATGATGCTGAAAGAAAGAAAAATTCATTAAACAAAAGATGGAAGCAAGAAATTGGAACAAATGATGAAGTAACATTCCAATATCGATATGAAGATGTTCCCTATAATATAGACTTTGAACTTTACATTTATACAAGAAATATTGATGATGGTCTTCAAATTGTAGAACAGATTCTCCCATTCTTTGTTCCCGATTTTACTATCACTATAAAACCAAAAGTTCTCGATAACTCATTAGAAAAAGTAGATATTCCCATTATACTTAATCAAGTAATTCCCAATGAAGTGTACAATGAAAGTTTTTCAGAGGATACTAGAGTATTAAACTGGGATCTACAGTTTACTGCCAAGACAAATTTCTATGGTCCCGTCAGAAATTCCTCTAGTATCATTAAGGATGTTAAAGTCAATTTCTTTGATTTTGATGAGGTCTAATCATGGCTTATAAAAAATATGCAACAGTCAGGGTAAGACCAGTAATATTTGAAAGAGATACAAATGGAGATTTTGTACTAGATACAAATAACGATAAAGTTATTTTAAAACAACCTAGTCAAATAAATCCGGAAGAATCATACGACTACCTAATAGAAATAGAGGAATACCCATGATGGCAGAAAGAGATCAATTCAGCGCAGGTGTAGGTTCAGGTATATACGGTTCTGGAGAATCAGTAGGTAATATTGTTTTTTCAATACCACCAAATGTTCCAAGCAAACCTGAAAATTTTGTTGCATCAAACTCAACTTATACAAACAAGGTTCTTTTGACTTGGACTAAAATTAGTAATGTGTCTTACTATAAGATTTATAGAAACTCAGATTTGTTGACACAAACAGTTGGAGCTGTCTTGGAAAACACAAACGACAGTACAAACTCACCAGAAACTTTATATTATGAAGACACAACAGCGATACCTGGCATAGTATACAATTATGTAATGTCTGCTGTAAATAATTCTGGTGAAAGTATACTCAGTGACTTTGATTCTGGTTCTGTAAAATTATCAACAACAACCCCAACAGTAACAAATTTAACCTTCAATGATAAAATAAATTTATCATGGACACAAGTTACTGGAGCAACAACATATGCAATATACAAATCATCAAGTTCAGAATTTGATGACAAAACTGTAATTTTAATAGAAACGGCAAATTTATCATATTCAGATACAGAATTAACCCCCGGTGAAACTTACTACTATTCCATAGTAGCAAAAAGCAATTCCGAAGAATGTGATAGTGAATTTTCTCCATTTATAATTGGAAAAACATCAATAATATTGGATACTCCAACTGTTACAGCATCAAATGGTTCATCTGTTGATCATGTAAGTTTATCTTGGAATACAATAAGATTTGCAACCTATTATGAAATTTATAGAGATGGCGTTTTAATCGATATTGCTTTAGAAACACAGTATAATGATATTGGTGCAACTCCGGGCATTCTACACACATATCAAGTTATCGCAAAATCATCATCAGCAGCAAGTACATATGATACAGATAGTGGAACAACTGGCTATAGAAAATTAAATATAGTTGGTGTTGGATTAGTTGCTTCAAACGGTTTACATGAAGATAAAATAGTGTTGAATTGGAACTCTATTACTGGTGCAACTGGTTATAGACTCTATAGGGGAACAACATGGGTAGATCCGTCAAATAACATGACTTTAATAGCTACATCTAATGGTAGCACATTTACATATAGCGATACCAATACCGATCTAGATTATAACACAAATTATTACTACTCTATAGTAGCAACATCAAGTGTTTCTGGTGCTACAAGTGATTATTTAAATTTAGAAACCTTCGGTAGACTAAAGACACCAGTTCCTAGTGCTCCTACTAATTTATTAGCAACAGATGGAACACATGAAGATAAAGTCTCATTAACATGGAGCAGCGTTACAACTGCTAGTTTTTATGAAATTTATAGAGATGGTGTATTTGTCGATACAAGTACAACTAATTCTTATAATGATTTTTCTTCGTCAGTAATACCGGGAACACAATACACATACTCATTGAAATCTGTAAATAACTTTGGTGAAAAAAGTTCTTTATCTGGTACAAATACTGGATATAAAAAATTAAGTGCCCCGATATTAAATTCTGCATCTGATTCATTTTATGAAACAAAAATTGTTCTTATATGGAGTGAATCTGCTGGAGCAACTTCATATCAAATTTATAGAGGGACAACATCTTCAACTGCATCAATGTCGATTATTGATACAGTCGGATCTACAACATTTACTTATAATGATACATACACAGATTTAACAGTCGATACTCTTTACTATTATAGCATAAAGGCTGTTTCTGCATTGAGTACGAGTAATTTTAGTAATGTAGATTATGGATCCTTGCTAGATACCACTGAAATAATACCAGATAATATTGCAGCACCAACAGGATTAACAGCAACAACTGGGGGATCCAATAGTGTTGTTTTAAATTGGAATTATTCAGGAGACTCAACTACATTCAGAATATGGAGAAATGGAACACCAATAAACACAGTTTCTGCTTCCATAAGAACATATACAGACACGACAGCAACTCCAGGACAAAATATATCATATCAAATTTCTACAACTAATAGATCTGGAACTAATTTATTTTCAAATACTGCAACTGGTTCTGTAAAATTATCAAAACCATCTATAAATGTTTCTGGTGGCTCCAGTACAACAGAAATTGTAATAAGTTGGCCAATAGTAGTAGGTGCAACTGGTTACATTCTGGAGAGAAGTGTGGATGGTGTAGTGTTTTCTCAAATTGAAACTCCAACTGCAACAACCTATTCCGACACAAATACAGATTTAGCATATAATCAAAATTATTATTATAGAGTTAAAGCAACATGTGCTACAACTGCATTGAATAGTGATTATAGTAATACTAGATATGGATATCTTTTACCACCTGTTCCTAGTGCGTTTACTTTAATTGCCTCTGACGGTACAGATTCAACTGCAGTAAATCTATCATGGACTGCATCTGTGAATGCTTATAGTTATAGAATTTTAAGAGGTGGTGCTCCTGTTGCTTTTTCAAGATCTAATTTGTTGATTAAAAGTGAAAATCCTGCAGGAAACATAAGTGGAGTATATCCTCCTGTGGGGTATGCTAATTATGGAAATGCAGTTAAATCTTTTACAACAGCAACAGAAACATTACCAATAGGTGGGACTGGAAGTGTTACAACAATAACATATACAACAGGTGATGTCAATTCAGGCATTTATCAAAATATACCAGCAATTGAAGAAGGTGCTTGGTACATAGTATCTGTTTATGCAAAAGGAACTGGTACTTTTAGAATGAGTTATTATGATGGTACAGATAGTTTTTTCAGTGACACAACCGAAGGAACCTCTACAAGAGCAACCTCAGTAAGAACAATAACAGATATAGACACATCTAAAGATTTTACATTAACAAGTTCGTGGCAAAGATACTCGTTTATTTTTAGAGCAACAAGACAGAGTGATCCAAATCCGAATATAAGAAGAACAAAAAATTATCACTCAAATATTACTATAGCGAATGGTTCAAACAACGGAATACCTACAATTAGTTTGTGGGGTATACAATTAGAAAAAGTTTTAACCAATTCTGATGTTGTGGGTTCTTATATAACCACAACCAATTTACCAGTTATTAGAACAACATTTAGTGATACGGTAGCAACAGATTACACAACCCACACATATCAGGTTGTTGCAGGTAATATTTCTGGTAATACAAATAGTAATAATAATACTGGATTTAAAAAACCATTACAACCTGTTTTAAAATCTTCCCCATCACAAACAAATAACATATTTATTGATGTTGAATTTGAAAATGGTGGTGTAAATGGAACAACATTTAGTCTTTACAGAGGAAATGACCAAAATACAAACAATGATACAAATGATATAAATTTCTCATTGATTCATACACAAACTGGAAATAGTGTTGTTTCTTATGTTGACACAGATGTAAATTTAAAGACAAATGTAAAATATTACTATAAAGCAAAAGTTACATTTAGTGGTATAGATAGTGAATTTAGTTTAGTAGATTTTTCAAATCCATCACATTATGGTTCTATAACCGCTCTTGCAGCACCAACAGGTCCACAAGATTATGCATTATTTGGTCTAGCATTTCATTCTTTTAATGAAGGCGCGGCTATAATAAATGAAGCAAGTTGGGTGTCACAACCAACATGGTCTTTAGTAAAGACTATCAGTTCAGTAAAAGTATACAATCCGGATTATGCTTGGAAAGCAATAATTCCATCAATAACACCACCATCGAATCCAAGTCCTTCTTATAATGGATCAAGACATCCAACATCAACCATATACACACCTTCATCATCAAGTTGGAATTGGTTTACACAGCATCTTAATATAATTCCTGCAAACAGAAGAGCAATAGCTTTATATGCTTATTACACAGAAATCGGACAACCATATCATAAAGTATTGGTTGATTATTATACAGGAACCGATTCGTTACCCAAAGACGGATACAAATATAATTCAAAAAGATTTTTAATGCCTTGGGCTGATAATTGGTATAATGATGCAAAATCACATTGGAATGGTTTTGTTAAAAAATCAGTGGATTCTGGATTGATATTTGATTATCTTGTTGATAATAAAGAGTTTATGAGACATTGGTTAATTTTGGGTGGAGGATATAATACTAATACTATTGGGTCTACATTTGGTGATAGTAGAGTTGTCTATGGTGGTCGGCAGACTTCAGATTCTAGAATTCTTTCTGCTGTTTTTGAAAACCCAAAGTTTAAAACTCAAATAAATCCAATTACAAATAAAACATTTGAACAGGAATTTATTTATCATTTTGAACAAATTTGGAATAATGATGTGTTTCATGGAGCAGCAAGCACTCCAAAACCTCTACCATTACATCCATCTGGCAGATCTTTAGTTGCTGATGATTTGATAAAATATATTTTGACAGAAACAGAACGAGAAAAAACATTATCGGCAATTTCAAATGATGGAATACTAGCAGCACAGAGTAGAGCAGTAAGTGCAGGATCTTATAGAATAAGAATGGATAATTTGTGGACATTTTATAGTTGTGGAACTGGAGCAGGAACACAAGAATATAATTCAGCAACAAATAGTTGTTCTTCGATTATGGGTTCTCATAATTGGAGAGCAAATTGGTTTTTGAGTTATTATTCCAGTGTTTCGGATGGTTTAGAAGCGGATAAAACAACTCAAGGATTTATTTCCGGTCAAGTAAGAGATCCCGATTTAAAAACATGGTATGACACATGGCTCAATCCATCTATAGTTGGTAATCCAAGAATAACTGGTTATGTATTGCATAGAATGGTGACATGGGCATGGAATGCAACCGTTGATTCTTGGATGTTTAATTATTATACAAGATCAATGTTTATGGATTCTTTAAGAAATACAAATAATCCACAGTTAAATCATGTTAAATATACAAATTATGAAATGGTTCATATTGATGCAAAAGAAAAACAATTCTTCCAAGATAGTAATATTGATCAGTGGTATAGAATTAATATTGATCAATATTGTGGTGAAAGTTTATATGGTGCGCCAAAAAATATATTGTTTGCATCTGGTGAGACAAATTATACTTTACAATCATGCCTTAATAATAGTGGCGTTGGACCTTGGTCTAGTTATGGTGAAACACTAGCATCTTGGAAAAATATTAGATACTTACAAAGATCTGGTTATGTAAAAACTCCATTAACTGACCATGAAAAATATTCTTGGTCTGGTAATGGTAGCACAGTTTATGGTGGACCCGGTTCTGTTCTGGGTTCAAGTAATCATGTTAAATATCCAGAAACACCATTATTAGATGCAAGTGATAATTGGATTGGCAATGCGAGTCAAAACGGTAAAAAATGGGTCAATGAGTATATTTACAAAATGCTTGTAAATGATGTAAAAGACATGAGACATTTTTACAGATCATCAGAGTATTACTCTCCTTGGCCATCTCTTGGACCATCTAATAATGGAGTTACTAGTGATGTTCAATATAAATATGAAATTCCTTATTGGTATGAAATGTTTTTTCATGCTTTATTAAACATGAAAAACGAATTTATCAATCTTTACAATGCTAGTTACAATCCGTCTGACACTAATGGATATAGACATGCACAACATGCGCTTGATGAATGGAGAAATATTAGTATAAACAGAGTTGGTGTACCTTGTACAAATCAAACATGCAATCCATCTTTACAAATAGACAGATTGATATTATGTGATGCTTTTGAAAAATGCTTGATTAGTGGTAAAAAATTTACAGACACAAACACATACTTATGGAGAATAACTGTTGCTCCTAAATTCTTTAATTCTGTTACAGGTATAGCAATATTGGATAGAGTGGATAATACTAATGAAGACAATTCTGATTTGCCATCCACAATTACTATAAAGTATGGTGGAACTTCACTTAAAGAGTTGTCGAGTTCTAGAGGAGTTTGGTTGAGAAGAAATAAAGCAGGTATACCACATTATCAACCAAGACTACCATAAATATAATTGAGGTTTATTATGAATGATAAAGAATCAATTGATGAGAAGTTAGAGAACGCTTTTAATTTACCAAAATCTGTTGGTGAGATTGTAGATATACAACCAATTCCAGCACCAGTTCCAACTGGTAGAGATCATCTTACAAATGACTATGAAACTGTAAGAGCAAATCTCTATGATATTATTGACAAGGGTTCAAAAGCAATTGATGGTATTCTTCATGTTGCTTCCGAAGGAGATTCCCCAAGAGCATATGAAGTTGTATCTCAACTTATCAAAAGTGTAGCAGATGCAAACAAAGATCTTCTTCAATTACACAAACAATTAAAAGAAATCAGACAAGATACTCCCGCTTCTACACAATCTGCACAAAATATTACAAATCAATCTATATTTGTAGGAAGCACAAATGAATTGCAGAAACTCCTAAGAGGTAAGATGCAGGAGATAAAGCAAATAGAATCTAATCCATGATCGGTGATAAGAACTCATATCTCGGTAATCCAAATCTCAAGAAGACAAATGTTCCTGTCAACTTTACTCAAGATCAAGTTGAGGAATATTTAAAGTGTTCTGAAGATCCTGTTTATTTTATGAAAAATTATATTAAGATTGTCAATCTCGATAAGGGATTGATGAACTTCTCGATGTATTCTTTTCAAGAAAAACTAGTAAATCTTATTCGTGACAATAGATTCGTTATTGCAAAGATGCCTCGTCAGTGTGGTAAGTCAACTACCATCATTGCAGATATTCTACACCATGCACTTTTTAATCCAAATCAAACCATAGCAATTCTTGCAAATAAAGAAAAACTTGCAAAGGGTCATATGGATCGTTTAAAGACTGCTTATGAAAACCTGCCAAAATGGCTGCAACAGGGTGTTAAGGAATGGAATAAGCATTCGATTGAATTGGAAAATGGATCAAAGGTCATTTCGTCCGCAACATCTGCATCTGCTATTCGCGGTGGATCTTTTAATTATATTCTGTTGGATGAGTTCGCCCATGTCCCTGAAAATATAGCAAATGATTTTTATAGTTCAGTATATCCAACAATCACATCAGGTAAAACTTCTAAAATGGTTGTAATTTCTACACCTAATGGATTGAATCTATATTATAAACTATGGATTGAAGCAATTGAAGGAAGAAACAGTTTCAAACATATAGATGTTCACTGGTCAGATGTTCCCGGTCGTGATGAGGAATGGTATCAGAGAGAAATCAAGAACTTAGGTGAAGAACGATTCCGCACAGAGCACGAATGTGACTTCATTGGTAGTACCAACACTCTTATCTCTGCTGATAAACTCAGAACAATGGTTTATAAGACTCCAATCCACACCACCCCAGATGGATTAAAGGTTTATGAAAAGCCAGTAGTGGATTCTAAAAATCCTGCAAACAACCATACCTATATTTTAACAGTTGATACTGCTAGAGGTACTGGAAATGATTACCATGCATTCACAGTTGTTGATATAACCAAGACACCTTATAAGATAGCAGCAACTTTTAAAAATAATGAGATGTCTCCACTGATATATCCAAATGCAATATATCCAATTGCTAAACAATATAATGATGCTTACATATTAGTTGAAATAAATGATATCGGTGGTCAGGTGGCTGATTTATTACATAATGAACTTGAATATGATAATTTGTTAATGTCCAGTGTTAGAGGTAGAAAGGGTCAGACTCTTGATGGTGGGTTCGGAGGCAGTAGTCAAACCCAATTAGGACTCCGCACTACGAAGGCGGTAAAGCGTCTAGGATGCTCTGTGCTGAAGTCTCTGATAGAATCGAACAAACTACTCATTGCTGACTATGACATCATACAGGAACTTGTTTCCTTTATTTCAAAAAATAATTCATTTGAAGCCGATACTGGTCATAATGATGACTTGGTTATGTGTATGGTTCTGTTTGGTTGGCTGACTACTCAGAGTTATTTTAAAGATATGACAAATATGGATATTAGAAAGACCGTATTTGATGAAAAATTAAAACAATTAGAAGAAGAAATGACACCATTCGGCGTAATTGATGATGGTATAATGTTTCAAAATGAAGAACAAGACTCGTCTGGGACGGTCTGGAGGGATGCTGAAATTAGAAATAATGATTTTTATACATAACCGTAGACCAAAATAGGCGAATAAGGAGAGAAAAATGGCATTCCAATTAAGTCCCGGTGTAGAAATCAGAGAATTTGATCTTACTTCAGTTATTCCAGCCATTGCAACCACCCCAGCTGGCTATGTCGGCTTATTTCAATGGGGTCCTGCAGATACTAGAGTACTAATTGAAACAGAAAAGCAACTAACAGATGTCTTCGGCAAACCAGATACAGGTATCGATCTAGCAACAGATTGGTATGTCGCTGCCAACTTCCTCTCTTACGGCGGTGCTCTCCAAGTCGTAAGATCTGTAGGAACAAGCGATGTAAATGCTACAGACTCATCTGATGTTGATGGTGTTCTAATTGAGAGTAGAGAAGATTTTGAACAACAATTCCAAGGTGCTTATGCTGGTTACTCATTCAAATGGGCAGCAAAATACCCAGGACTTTTGGGTAACAGTCTAAAGGTAGTTGTAATTGACTCTAAAGATCCAAATGCAAATACAAATACTTCATGGGATACATATACCACTACTTACGGTATTCCAGGCACCTCTGACTATGCATCAACAATAAATGCATCTGCAAATGATGAAATTACAATTTTAGTAATTGACGAAGATGGTGCATGGACAGGTACAAAGGGCACAGTTCTCGAACAATTCGTAAAGGTTTCAAAGGCAACTGATGCAAGATCTGGTGATGGTTCAAGTAACTATTGGAGAAATGTTGTTAATGGACAATCAAAGTATGTCTGGGCTGGTGTTGTAGAATCAACTGGATATTTTTCAGGTACAGTAACATGGAACAGTGCTGTTGATCCTTCAAATGCATTCAAAGTATTATCAGATGTTAAAGAATATTCTTTAGCAAATGGTGCTCATTTGACAACAAAGAACTCAAGTGCAGAATCTGATGTTGTTGCAACTTTCCAAGCACAATTCTCAAATCCAGAAGATGTTGATGTATCTCTACTAATTGCTGGTAATCTTTCTGCAGCAAATGCAAAAGAAGTCGTAACAATTGCAGCAAATCGTCAAGATTGCATCGCATTCGTTTCACCAAGACCAGTAACCGATGTTCTCACACCAGTAAGAACTTCAGACGATGCTGTATTCACCGCAATCAACAATTATAGAACAACAGTAGGTTCTTCTTCTTACGGTGTAATGGACGGTAATGCTAAGTATCAATATGACCGCTATAACGATAGATTCCTATACATTCCACTTTGCGGCGATACCGCAGGTTGCTGTGTAAGAACAGATAACACAAGAGAACCTTGGTTCTCACCAGCAGGTTATGATCGTGGTCGTATCAATAACATCGTTAAGTTAGTTTGGAACCCATCAAAGACCTATAGAGATAAATTATATAAAAATAACATCAATCCTATCGTTTCTTTCCAAGGTTCAGGTGCAATTCTCTTCGGTGACAAGACTTTACAAAGCAAGCCAAGCGCATTTGATAGAATCAATGTCCGCAGACTCTTCAATGTTCTAGAGAAGACAATTGCTACAGCAGCCAAGTTCCAACTCTTTGAATTCAACGATGCATTCACAAGAGCACAATTTAGACAACTCGTTGAACCTTTCCTCCGTGAAGTTCAAGGTAAGCGTGGTGTAAGTTCATACGCAGTAATTTGCGATGAGTCCAACAATACATCCAGCGTAATTGATCAAAACCAATTCGTTGCAGATATCTTTGTTGCACCAGCAAGAAGTATCAACTTCATCCGTCTAAACTTCGTTGCTACCCCAACCGGAGTAACTTTCGCAGAATTCGGTGGATAATACAAAAAATAAAGATAAATACAAGAGGAAAATCAAGGAGCAAATAAATGGCAGACTCATCAATCAATTCATTCATGTCAGCCTTCGACGGCGGTTCTAGACCAAATCTTTATTCAGTAACACTGGCTTGCCCAGTTGGTCCACTACCACAATTACAATTTTTCTGCAAGGCAGCAACACTACCTTCATCAATTCTCGGTGAAGTAAATGTTCCATACCTCGGTCGTATGGCAAAGTATCCCGGTGATCGTCAATTCGAAGATTGGACAATTGACATCATCAACGATCAAGGCATGTCTTTAAGAAATGTTTTCGAATACTGGAACGAATTGTTCAATTCATATGCAGGTAACACCACAAGTTTCCCAAATCCTCGCGGTGCTTTCGGTTCTGCAACAGTTGCACAACTTTCTAGAAATTACCAAGTAGTTAAGTGGTATCAATTCTTCGATCTTTGGCCAGATAATGTCGCAGCAGTTCAATTAGGTTACGACCAAAATGATACTGTTTCCGACTTCCAAGTAACATTCAAATATTCATATTTCGTAACAAGTTCATCACCATTCCAAGTAAACGGTGCTACAGGTGTTGGTGCAGTTGGTCCAGGCGCAGTTGCTGGAGCAGGTGCAGCAGGATTCGGTATTCCAGGCTTCGGTGGCTTCAACAGCACAGGCGTTGGAGTAGGAGTAGGTAGTAACGGCAGCGGTGTTGCAGTCGGTGTAGGTGGTTCTGGCAACAGTGTAGGCGTTGCTGTCGGTAACGGTGGTGGCAAATCCTCATTTGGTTTCGGCATAACTACTTCAAAGGGAAATAGTTTTGGATTCGGTCAGAGCGGTTGATTTGTTCGGTGTTCTTAAATAAGGATTTTTATTATGGCATTTGATTTATTTGGATTTACATTTGGCAAAAAAGAGAAACCACAGGATAAGGTAGAGTCATTCGTACCAAAGAATTTTGATGACGGTGCTACCGTTGTTGAAGCAGGTGGATTTCAAGGTTTTTACATTGACCTAGATGGTACTCTTAAAGCAGATTCAGA